CATGGATGACTGCTATTGATCCTCAAATCAAAGGACACATTCTAGGCGAACAAAGTGTTGTTACATTAGCCGCTAAGATATATCAACAAGTAGGCGATGGCGCTACCATTGCCTATGTTACAGATAGTCAAGATTGGGCATGGGCAGGCAAACTACTGCATCAATACAATGGCAAAGAAAGTACTCATGGTTATTTTAATTTTGCTAAAATCATACACGTAGAAAGTCCCCGTGTAAGTAGTGCCACTGCATTACGCACTGCCGCTCGTGCGGGAGATATGAAGGCGTTTTATCAAGCCGCTGGCACCAATCCAGATTTAGCAGTAAACGGTCAACACTATTACGACACAGTAGTTGCCGCAGTAGGACAGCATCCAGAAAAAGTTAAGAAAGTTAAGAAAGAAAAACCGGTTATAGAGCCAGCGGCAGAAGGATTAATGTCACTACTGGCAAAACAAGCACCTAAAGTGGTCAAAAAACCAAGTACTAGCTTGGCAGATGTAAGAGCCGCAGTTGCTAGAGATAAAGAACTATCCGATGCTCTTCCGCCTCCGCATATAAGAATGTATCTACAACGTATAAAAGATGCCAACAGCAAAGGTGTACAACCACAATTTAGTTCTAGTGAATATGCTTCGTTGGAGCAATGGATTAAACAACAGCAGATGTACAAAGAAAATTCGATTAAATATGCTAACAAGATAATAAGAGAAATGCGAGCACATCAGTTTGTAAAAGAAGGGTCAGTGGGCAAGGGCGGAACAAAACCCATAGATGTTGAGAAAAAAACAGCCATGAAAAATACGTCCACAATACCAGGCTTGAACATGGCAACTGGCAGCATGTATAAAAATTATCGCATGGGTATTGCGCTGGCCGGTGCTCCGGACTACCCGACAAAGATGGCAGCTGATAATTGGATCGGAGGAGACCCGCTGATTTCCAGCTACACTGAAGAAGAATATGAAATGGTCAAAGCTGCCGCTTTGCAAGTAGGTGCTGGAACTATAGAAAACTGGAGTGGTAAACGTAGCGAAGAGATGGCAGACGTTAACAAAGCCAGCGCAGTTGCCAAGCCTAAAAAGAACAAGTACGGTATATAATATGCGAGCAAAAGAATTTTTACCTGAAAGTGCCAGTGCCAAGTCACACGGTAAGTTTGCCAGTTTGAGCAAAGATGTGGATGCGGCACTGCCAGGTGTATGGGTACAACGTCAATTGCGAAATACCGATCCATATATGCAATATCGCTATGGACTAGCTGTTGCGGCGGCCCGTGCTGATGCGGCTGGTCATGTGTCATTTGAACAAGAAAGTCCATGGGCAGAAAATTTAACCATTGTTGGATTTAGTCCAGAGGATGAAGAAGTAGTCAAATTGGCAGATAAATTAATGGGCGTAAAAGGCACACGCATTGCCAATAATAAAAGCGAAGAATCTGCCGGAACCGACAAAGTCAGTACAGTGGCCAATATCAAACGAAACAAATACGGAATTTAATATGGACGAGAAATACCACTTAGCATTGAAAACAGCATTTGCCAGCGAGTATGCATTTGCGTTGAAAGCTCAAAACTTTCATTGGAATACCGAAGGCCCGTTGTTCTATCAGCATCATTTGTTGTTTGAAAGAATATACGATGAAGTGTATGGTGCTATTGATCAATTTGCAGAAGAACTGCGAGCATTACAGGTTTATGCACCTGCCAGTTATAGCAAATTTAGCATGCTCACTCAAGTGAAAGATGAAAATGCAGTCCCCGATTGGAGCGGTATGCTAGGCGAACTATTAGAAGATAGCGATAAGATGGCCAATATATTTCGTATTACATTCGATATGGCCGAAGCACACGGCGATCATGGACTAAGTAATTTCCTAGCTGACCGTCAGGATCAGCACAAGAAACACAGTTGGATGTTGAGATCCAGTTTGAAATGAAACAGTACAGGATAACTAGTCAAGATGTAAATCCATCAAGCGATGAAGATTGCTATCTTGCGCCGGATGATCCTGTACATGCGTTAAAAGCTGTCAGTATGATGGGCGGGTTAGGCAGTGCGGAAGCCCTAGCCAATTATAATAATTTGCAGTTACCACAGGTGCAAGGCAGCGACAAAGGGCGAGTTGCTAGAGAACAAGATATCAAACCAGGCACAGATGCGTGGTTTAAACATTGGTTTGGAAAATAAATTATGAAAATACATGAATTAGACGAAAGCTACAACAGTTATCACAATAACCGCACAGGATTTGGTCGACGTGAAAGAGATATGAGCGACGAGTCTAATCTGTTGTATATTTACAAAAACGATAGAGTTCATCAAGCTATGATTTCTAACCGTGTTGAACAAGAAGCTCGTGCGCAAGGATACAGAGATACACCGGAGCAAGCACTGAAGGTACACAATATTATTCGTAGCAAGTTTGACCCTAAAAAGTGGGTGCAAAATCAAGGCGGCAAGTGGGTTGTAGTGCATCCATACGGAGAAACAAAAGATATATCAGAGTCTGATGCAATATCAACTACTACATCCGGTAATATAGCCACATTGCCCAACCCTACACAAGCACATAGCAAGAAAAAAGTAAAAAGTGTTAGCGCACTTGATCAAGATGAAGTAAGTTTGTTCGGCGGGCCTATGGAGAATATCAAGGCGCCTATCATCAAAAGACGCTAAATATATAAAGATAACGGAGTATACTCATGCCATCAGAATTAGATCAAATGAACCCAGATATGGGGGCAGAACCAACAGACACATCAGCACCTGAAATGGGCAGTGATGTTGTAGGCTTACACAACGGCGAAGCAGACCGCGAAGGTGCTATGGCCAAAGCTGATTTGTACAAATTAGCCAATTATAGCCACAAGTTGTTCCAACAAATCCAGGACGAAGATCAATTAGAAGGCTGGGTGCAAGCTAAGATTACTAAAGCCGCTGATTATATCGCCAGCGTCTATCATTATTTAGAGTACGAAATGAAGTTCAGCGAGTATGGACATCATTTAGACAACAGCGATACATTAAGCGAAGGACAAAAAATGCGACTAAAAGAAATGTTATCTGAAGCTAAAGATAAAATGAAAGACTTGAAAAAGTCACAAGCTGAAAAGATGAAGGGCAAGCACGATCACAAGATGGACGAAGGCATGATTGGCGGTGGTCAAAAGCCTTGTATGGAATGTGGCGGTACAGGAATGGTTTACGAAGATCCAAAACCAGTTCCAGCGCATGTTCAAAGCAAAGTAGACAAGTATAAGACTTTAGTTAAAGCTACTAAAGCCGCTCACAAGCGTTTAGATGCTAATCACAACGGTGTTCCAGATGATGAAGAGTCAGTGGACGAAGAATTCACAGACAAAAGCAAGACTGGCGATACTTTCAAAACACGCACAGGTATAGCTACCAAGACTGATACTGGCATGAAGCACTCCAATACCAGCTATCATGACGATGGCGAAGCTGAAGAAAAGTCAGGCAAGGGTATTAAAACTCATGCCAAGGCCAAAGATGCTGAAACTAAAAAAGCTGAAAAGGGCAACGATATCAAATTGCCAAAGCATGACAAACCAACTTATGGCATGAAGAACGGCGAAAAGTTCGACAACCGTCCTAAAGAAAAAGACGTTGACGAAAGTTTAGGTCTTGGCATGTACGAAGCTAAAAAGAAGAATGATGGTAACTTGGCTAACAACGCTAAACCGTATGACAAAGTAACACGCGGTGATGTTATTGCTGGACGTCTTGGTAAAGACGAAGAAGGTGGCAAGAAGAAAGTTAAAGAAGCCGCAAAGCCAACACCGTTTGATAAATCTCAATACGACGGCGATAGAGAAGAGCCGGCTGGTAGTAAATCAAAGCCTCATCCAAAAGGTCATTTGAATAAAATGCTACGTAAAAAATTAGGCGAGCCTGAAAAGAAAGTTGACGAGGGTAAACCAAGCGCAGGTCTAAGCAAAGCTAAGAAGAGTGCTGTAGTTAAAGATGCTAAAGCAGGCAAAGACATTGGCAAGCCAGGCAAGAGTTTTGACAAAGTAGCCAAGAGTGCTGGTGGCGGTGAGAAAGGTGAGAAGATTGCCGCTGCCGCTATGTGGAAAAACATGAAAGAAACTGTTGCTTACATGGCAGAAAAGAAAGCCGCAGTAAAAGACTTACCAGGTAATCAAGAAAAGATCGATGCAGATCATGATGGCAAGATTGAGAAATCAGACTTGGCCGCATTACGTGCTGGTAAGAAAAAAGAAACTGTAAAAGAGTCAACTGAATTCAATCGCATGAAAGAGTTGATGCAACGTCTAAACGGTTAATCCCATGGAAATGAAGCGCATACTACAGGCGATGGATGGAGTTGCTACTAAACCTGTAGTAGGCGCCAATGACATGGCTCGATTCCTTCGTGTTGTTAGCGAAGCAGATCTTAATCAGATGCCCGATCCAAGACAAGATACACAGGCAGACGGCACTCCTACATATACACCCGATGAACTGGCGGATATTCAACACCCAAATGCCGCTGAGTGGGTCGCTGTTCGTAATCAAATTCAAGATGCCAAAGCCAAAGGCATCGATCCTGCAGAAATAGCTAAGTTACAAGCACGTTACGATCAACTTGCCGGCGGCAATGCTGAACGTTGGGAGCAAACTTACGCAAAGAACCAAGCAGTAAAGGCCGCTGATCAAGCGGCAGGTTACAACAACAATGTTCGTTACGTAACACCTGCTACAACAGTACAAGAAAATGATCTAAGTAAGTTTTTATCAATTGTAGATAAAAACAATGTTAATTTATTGATGGAAGGTAGTCCGCATAAAGTATCGTTGCCAGTACAAATGGCCATGCAACACTATCAAAAAGAAGATAACTGTCAGCAAGAGCGTCCAGCTCGTGTAGGTCGTGAAAGCGTTGTTCGTAAATATTTTGACCAAGCAGAGCAGGCTGTACAAGAACAACAAGTTAAAAAACAAAACTTCTACAAACAGTATGCGCAGACTATTGCTGAACGTGTATTGATGAAAGAAAGTAAATTGAATGAAGTTAATCCCATTGACATTGCTAAAGGCGCGGCCAACATAGTTAAATCAAATCCAAAAGGATCTGCTACTGTAGTAGGTGGGGGAGCAATTCATGCGGCTAATGGCAATATAGATGATCAAGGCCAAGATGCAGGATGGTGGGAGAAAAGAATTCATCCAGATATTCCATACACACCAATGGAAGTTGCATTTGATTTAGGCATAGTCGGGGCAGGAGCACTTGCAGGAGCCATGGGCGGGCCGATAGGACTTGGAGCAGAAGTTGTTGCTAATCTATCTAGAATTAAAAAAATATGCAGAATTATTGAAAAAGTAGTAACGTTCTTTGGTGCAAATGTTGCAAGATCAGGAGCACAGTTGGTAGGGCCTATTAGAGAATGGGTTAAAACACTGGCAGGTGTAGGCATCACTACTGCGGCATTCCATACATTAAACGATTTGATAAAAGATGCACTTAGAGCTTTGCCGGAAGATAACTTATCTCATGCTCATCTACACAACGGTCCTGGGGCACAAAGTAACGCACCAGACGGGGGGCATTTAAGTCTAAGCGAACTAAGTACAGACACATTGGGCAAATATAAAAAAGCCGCCTACGCAGATGCTAAGAAAGCCGATGCAGAAGGAGACTATGCTCGAGGTGACAAACGTTTCAAAGGTATCAATAAAGCCACTATCAAACAATTTGATAACGATTTAAAAAAGCACAATCAAAATCCTATCAAAGAAGCCAACGCTAAGAAACGAACATTAAAAAATTCAAATCCTTGCTGGGATGGTTACAAGCCAGTAGGAACTAAAAAGAAAGGCGGACGCACAGTGCCTAACTGTGTACCAAAGGAATAATAATGAACTTACGAGATTTAATTAATCGCATAGAGTCTATTGAGCTCAACGAAGGCTTACGTCTAAAAGATATCGAAGCTCAAGTTGGTCAAGAAAAAGACGAACAAAAACGTGCTCAGATCCTAATGACTCTTGCACAAAATAATAAGTTGCCCGGACTATATGATCCAGTTAGTGGATACTTTGTCAGTGCTGATCCAGAGATGGATCGCAGTGACAGCGGGACAGGTCAATCTAAACCACGTATCAGTGCTACTGGTACAGAATCTAGCGATGCATTGTTGGCAAAGCGTGGACTAGTTCCTCCTAAAGCAAACACCAGTACATTTTTACGTCATTTAAATCCTTTCAGTTCTAGTAATAAAGATTATGATGCAGGAGTACAAGGCGGCAGTCAAGCGGCTATTGCCCGTCAAACTAAAGAGGATGACGAATTAAAACAATTAACAGATTTAATTCCCAAGTACAAAGCTCTTAAAGACAAATTAGCATCCTTGTCCACTGCAAAAACAGATGCACCAGCAGACAAACCTCTAAAAGAATCATTGATGGAAAGTTTTAGCGATTTGTTTGAAGCAGGGTTGAGATTGCCAGGGCCATTGGGTGCGGCACAGTCAGCTGGAGAAATGCTTCCTAATATAATGAAAAAGTTTGGATCAAACCCAGACGACTGGAGCAAAATTCCAGGTTGGGGTAGCCGTGTTGGCATGCCTAAACCTCGCCCAGATATTGATGATGCGGCCTGGAGAGCTGTTCCAGACAATATGAAATCAGGCGTAGGCGCATGGCTAAAAGATAATCCTAAGAAGAGTATTGCGGCAGCCTTGGCGGCTGTTGCGGCTGCTGGTAGTCAAATCGGTGGCGGACAAGGTCAACGAAATGGCCCAACTGCTGACCAAATGGCAACAGCTAACGGTGCGACTACTGCACCTAGTGCAGGTGCTACTCCAAGTGCTGTTAACCCAAGTGCAGATGCTAAAACATCTGAGCCAACGACTTATCAGATCAAACCTGGTGATAATTTAAGTACTATTGCTAAACGAAATAATGTAAGCGTTGCTGAATTGATGGCCGCTAATCCTAGTATTACAAACCCTAACAAGATTACAGCAGGGGCAACAATAACAATTCCTCCAGCCAGTGGTAAGCCAACATATGACCAAGGTGTAGGCTCTAAACCAGTTGAACAACCGTCAATTGCAAAGCCTCGTCCTGATGATACACCAGCTGATGATGCCAAGGCCGCTGAAGACACTAAAAAGAAAGAAGAAATTGAAGCTACACAAAAAGAAATTGATGCGATGAAAGCTCAGTTAGCCGCACTAATTATTGATTTAGAAAAATCTGAAGATGAAGATAATATTCGTCAACTAAAAGATTTAGAATCACAATTGGATGATTTGGAGGAGATCAAAAGTTCTCCAGCCGCGCAAACTGCGGCAATGAGTGATGTGGATCAACAAATTGCCAAAGATAAATTGAATCCACAAAACACTCCTACTACCGCTCAACTAATTGATAAAGATAAACAAAATGTTCAAAACAATCCGGCGGCCGCAAGTTTAGCCAGTGCACCTGGCTCCAAAGCTGACACTGCACCAGTAAAAGAATCAGATGAGTTGGCTCGTTGGTTAAGAATAGCAAACATTAAGTAATAAAATGGCAGATTAATTTCTGCCATTTCCACCTCTAAAGGTTGCATTTACAGGATAAGTAACGTATAATAGGCATATACATTAGGAGATTTACATGGGCGGTCGTTCATACGGTGCAGAAGAAAAGGCAAAACTAGAGCGTTTGATTTCAGAAGGTAGCACAGTACTACGTGAAGTCGAAGACTTACAAGAAGGCTTAAAAGAAACTGTTAAAGCAGTTGCGGAAGAATTACAAATTAAACCAAGTGTTATTAACAAAGCTATCAAGATTGCACATAAAGGCGATTGGGCGGCTTACAATGAAGATTGGGAAGAGATCGAAGCAATTTTAGATATCACAAAACGTATCTAATAAATATTGTTGTTAAAGGTTAGCTGGCCATAAACAGCACATAGGTATTTGCAAGCCCTAAATTGCATGGAGAAAGTATTTTATGTCTTATGTAGACGCATGGTTTGACCGCGAGAATGATATCATTCGCGTTGTTGAACGTAATAAAAAAGGTGAGCGTGAGTTCCGTGACATTCCTGTCAAACACACGTTCTATGTTAAAGACCCTCGCGGCAAATTTGAATCCATCTACGGCGATTCCTTAACCAAGATTGTTTGTAAAAATACTAAAGAGCTCAGAAAAGAGCAGGCTATTAACAGCGGCAAAGAATTGTTTGAAAGCGATATTAATCCAATCTTTGTTACACTAAGTGAACACTATTTAAATCAAGATGCGCCTAAACTAAATGTAGCATTTTTCGATATTGAGGTAGACTTTGATCCAGAGCGTGGCTATGCAAGTCCAGATGATGCGTTCATGCCAATTACTGCGATTGCTGTCTACCTACAATGGTTAGAAACTATGGTATGTTTGGCTATTCCTCCTAAAGGTCTTAAGATGGAAGAAGCCAAGGAAATGGTCAAAGATTTTCCTAACACTTATTTGTTTGACAAAGAAGCAGACTTGTTGGACATGTTCTTGGATCTAATTAAAGATGCAGACGTGCTTAGTGGTTGGAACAGTGAAGGATTTGACGTGCCTTATACCACAAATAGAGTGACAAAGGTATTGAGTAAAGAAGATACCCGTCGTTTCTGTTTGTTTGATCAATTTCCTAAACGCAGAGAATATGAAAAGTTTGGTCGTGATAGTGTAACCTATGACTACATTGGTCGCGTTCA